GCAAAAAAAAAGGCAACCTAAATTGGCTGCCTCTCTTTCCCTTTTGTTTGCTTATTTAAAAAGGTAATGAATCAACTTTTGGTGAATCACCACTTGTAACTTGTGGTGCTTCCTGTTTCACATAAGGATCACTAATAGACAATGATAAAAATGAATTACCATTTTTGTCTTGTTTTACCCATGCTGCCAACTCTTTATCAGTTCCATCTTGTAATTTAATAGAACCTCTGTAATCAGGTTGTCCATCTTTTTCTTTGTATTGATTCTTAAATATAGAACCATTACCAGCTTTGTGTTCGTAATCTGCCATAATTATAATTTAAATTGATTTGAATTTACTTTTTGTGTTTTATTTTGATTGCTTATTGCATTAACCATTTCATCTGCTGTTGCAATAGAAACATCAATTCCAATACCTAAATAACCTAATGCCCTACCTAATGCACTAGTAAACCCATTTTCAACAAATGATGTTTTATTTATGTAACTTGAATCTCTGTATTCTTGAGCATGTGCTGATGAAATAAGGTTGTTTTCTGTATCATATATTAATACTTTAAAAACCCCCTCCTTATCATTGAGTTCAACTAATTCCTCTTTGATTCGCCAACCTTTGAATGTTGGTTGTTTACGAAAGAATAATAATCTTTCATTTACAGTAATATACTGTTTTCCTTTAATGTTTACTGATTTCATAAATGTTTTAAAATTAAATTAATCTATTCATTGATTCAAACCCATTGTCTTTTAATATTTTAATTTCTGAAACAGTAAAAGTTCCTGGGTTATTCAATCTACTTTGTAAAGTAGGCATTGTGCATTTTAACATTGTGCATACAACATACCTTTTAAGACCTAATTTTTTCAGATCCTCATCAAAATGCACTTTGAAATATTTTTCCATATCCTGTTTTTATTGTGGGTATAAATATAATTATTTTTTATAATTTAAAAAAAATTTTATAGTATTAATCACAGGACAACCCCAAAAATATGAGGTCATCCCAAGCAAACAGGAAAAGAAAAAAGTTAGAATTTTATAATAAAGTCAGATGAAATATCATCATCTTGATTTGGAACATGCATTACAACACTATAAAGATTTCTTTTTACATTATAGCTTATTGAATCAATATAGCAACTCACAGGTTCTTGCAAAACACTAGTGCCATAATTAACCCATATTTTGTTATGCATACTTATTGGGTTTGTGTTATTGTTATATAAATCACCCTCATATCTAATAAGAAAATCCCTATAATCATTCATGACTTGTTGAGATGTGATTTCCTCAATACTTTTTAAGTAATTTGTTTTATCTCTTGATCTATAATAGTCACCAGAAATTCTTGAATATTTATCATTAGTTAAATAAAATTCACCTAATGTTTTAGTTCCTGATAAATCAGCAGTTCTTTTTCTAACAAATTGTAATAAATCAAACTTTGAAAATATATCCTCTCTTGTTGAACCAACTAAGTTTTTATATTCTAATTGAATTGAATCATAATGCATTGATACAAAACCACTTGTTGATGTGTTTTGATATGCACTATAAAGATAAAGTGTTAAATCCCATGCACCAGTGACAACTTGTGGATAAGAACTCAAATTATAAGTATATTTTTGCCACCTACGATTTGTGTCCACATCTTGCTCATTTATTACACTTGATGTTTGCCAACCATTTGTGCTGCTATTATAATATCTAATTGCACCACCACCAGGACCAACTTCAACTATTTTTATTTGCCATCTAAAACCCCTATCATTACCACTAGTTGAATCAAAATAATTATTGATAGTTAATGTATCAGCTTGATTTGGATTATAATTTACACTTATAGCACTTGAGTTTTCTAATACAACTGTTGTTGAACTTTCGCTAGTAACCACATTTGTTGTTTTAATTGACCTATCACCCTTAAAACTAAATGATGTATCAACACTTGAATTTGTTAATGTCCATCCAGTTCCAGCATGTTCAAAACCTCCATTAGTAACCCTATCAGTATCAAAAAAACCATTATTAGTATTAACCTCTAAAATATATTGTTTTAAAGGTCTTAAATATTCTTTTGTTAAATTACTGTTCAAAGGTTGTAAATCACTTGGAATTGTGCTTAAAACATCCACAGTTGATGTGCTTTGATAAACCCCACTAGAATTATATATAAAATATTTTATTTGCTCATAATCATTAGTTTGTAAACTAGATGTTTCACTTGCCCTAATGCCTGTTGGTATTGTCCCACCATTTGCTGTTGAGGCACTTGAATCTTTAACTGCTTGTTCACTATAACTAGAGTTATTTATAATATACCACCTACCATAACTTTGAAATATTTTGGCATTAGTGAATTTTAATATTTGCCCTAATACATCTTTTGCTGTTCTTAATCCAACATCATCTTGTAAAAAGGAATCTGGTGTGACAGTTGCTTGGTCGTAAATAGTATAATCACTTGATAATGCACCATCTTTTTGTATGTCATTTGAAACATATATATCAAAACCTAAATCTAAATTTGATAATGAATTATAAACATAATACATCAAATCCTTAGATGCTGTTGATGTTAAATCTATTGGCATAGTAAACCCCTCTAAACTACCTAATCCATCATAACCTTTTAAAGTAATTTCATAAGGTGTTGAAATGACAGCTTCTTTAAATTGATCTACTAATAACCAACCCTCCCAATATGTTTGATAAGCATCTAATGAATCTTTATAACTGATTTTAATTTTATATTCCCTTTCATCAAACTCATAAAAATCATCATAATTTGTATCATCTGTGACAAATAAATTTATGGCACAAGTTGAACCCACAATAGGATTGTAAAAATCATCATTACTTGACCATTCTATTTGCAAAGGATCATTAGTTCCAACTAAAGCTAAAACAGAACCAGTATAACCATCCTTTAGAATTTCAATCTTTTTACCTTTTCCATTGTCATCTGAAAACTCTAATCTAAATTTAACTCCGTAAGCCATTAGTTTATTCTATCTCTGTTTCTATTTGCTCTTTGTAATGCCACAACTAAATCCTGTCCTTTTAATACAAATTGACCTCCAACTTCAACTTTGCCACCACCACCAGTATTAGCTAACATTCCTTGTAATTTATCTAATGGTGCAATGACTTCAGGATTGCTTCTTGCACCTGGATACTCACCCATTAAACCTAAAGTTGGTGTGCTAACAATACCACCTTTTGCAAATCCAGTTATAGCACCAAATATGCCTTTAAAACTAGTAACTGTTTTTCCTATTTTGCCAACACCAATACCACCTAATAATGTACTTAAAACTAAAGCTGCCGCTGCCGCTGCAACTAGTTTTTTTATCAATCCTAATATTGCTTGACCTAATGTTTTAATAAAACTTTGACCATTTAACATTGATTCAAATGCACTTGCAAAGGCAAACATCATTTCCTCACCCAAAAATGTCATGGCATTTGCAAATTGTGTAACCATTTTTAAAGGGGGGTTTAAACTTTCTGTTAAAGTAGTGCCAACAAGATCACCAGCTTCACCCATTTTAGCAAAAGAATCAACAGATTCAATTGCATTAACACTAACAGCTTTAACCCTTTGAGCAACTGTTTGTACTGGATTTAATATTTTTTGAATACTTAAAGCAAAATCATCATAAGATTTTGTCAATTCATCTACTGATTCTTTATTGTCATCAATAATTGGAGTTCCATCTTTTACTTGGTTTGCAGCATATTGTGCCATATTACCACCAGATTTAAACAAGTTTTTAATCTTTGTCCAAGTGCTTGTTTGAACCCCTAATGCTTTATCTAGTTTTGGTAAACCTAACGTCAATGCTGTAACTGCTGCTACAACAATTCCAATAGGACCAGTCATAAATTTTAATGCACCACCCATCAATGCAAACCCTTTAGATATACTAGGTAATACAGCTGCAATAGGTGGTAATACAATTCCTAAACCTCCAATGACTGCAATAAACTTTTTTGCTTTTGGTGATATATCATCTAGTTGTAATATAAAGGCATTTATTTTTATTAATATTTTAGTAAATGCTGGTAGTAATATTTGTCCAAAATTAGCTGCAAGTTGTTTTAATGATTCTTGGAATATTCTCATTTGGTTTGCAGCACCCCCTCCAGTTCTAGCAAAGTCACCTTGTGCATTTGCTGTTTTAGACATTATATATTCATATCTCAATGCAACCTTTTCAGATTGTGTCATTTTCTTAATATTGGTTGTCAAACCTTTTTCCATGGCAAACTGTTGTAAGTTCACCTCAGTCATCACTATACCTAATCTCTTTAATGATTCTGTTTCACCAGTAAAGACACCAGCTAATGCTGTTGTAGCTTGTTCAATATCAATATTTTTAAATGATGCTAAGTCACCAGCTAAACCAACCAACTCTGTACTCATCCCAGCTGCACTATCTTGAGCAAATCCCATTGAGGTTGCCATGTCCCCAAATAATGCTGCCATATCTAAAGCAGATCCCTCAGCAATACCAAATTGTTGTAAAGCTGTTTTAGCAAAATCTTTTACATGCTTTTGTGAACTACCAAATGCAACATCAACTTTATTTAATGATTCATTAAAATCACTAGCAAATTTTATTGCAGCACCTCCAGCTGCCAATAATGGCAATGATAGTTTAGTTGATAATTCTTTACCTAATTTAGATGCCCTTTTGCTGAACTTACCAAGTTTAGAACCAACATCTTTTAATTTTTTGTCAAGTTGATCTGATGTCCCTTGAAATATAATTTTAACAATGTTTTCAGACATAGGTTTATTTTTTACAAAAATACTAAATTATTATTGCAAAGGTTTGAACTTTGTTTTTGCCAATCTTTTTTGAAATTTCTCAAAATCCTCAGCTGATGATCTTGGTTTTCCTCTCTCTAAATAAACATCTTGTGGCAATGGGAAAAGTTTATCTGGTTTAATCATTTGACTTCTTTTAGTGCAATTGACATTATAGATTAAGGCACTTAAATACCTAATCCTTTCCCACTCTAAATTTTGTTTGATTAAATATGATTCACCTAGTAAGTGATTTTCTTGCCATGTGTGAACCCAAAACTCTTTAGGATTTATGCCAACCTGACCAATATAAAAATCAAGTAAAGTGTTCCAATCAAGTTGGCTAGTTACTTTCCCTTTTTTGTAGTGTTTTTGACATTCCTATTCAAACCAGCATTTAAATCATTTCCTAATATTCTTGATTCCATCATGGCATTAACTACATTGTTTAATTCATCAGCATCAAAATCCTCAAGCCACATACCTACTTTAAATTCATTGTAGTCAATCTCATTGCTTTCCTCTTGGTCATAAGCCAATAAAGCTGAATAAATTAATGTTCTAATTACTTTTAATGAAACTCCTTTAGAAAATAGTTCACCTATTTGCTCTAGTGAAATGCCTAAAATGTCTGTAAAATTTGCCCAGAAATTCATACTAAAATGCATAGTACGATTCTTGCCACCTATTTTTAAGGAATAGTAACCTCTTTTCTTGTTTGCCATATTATATAAAATTATAGGGACAAAGATAAACAATGTCCCTTAATATTTTATTTTAAGAACAATTATGATTCAGTTCCTTGAGTAATTGTGCCAGTACAAGTTATAGTTCCTGAATAAGATACTGGTGATTCCATTTCAGCTGAAACTTCAACACTTGAAATAAAACCCTCACCACTATAAATTGTATCGCCTGTAACTCCGGTCGATAAAGACCAATCCACCTTAGATCGCCCTAAAAGTGATGTTGAAATTTCATCAACTCCTTGCCCATCATCATAAGCAACTAATCCCTCAAAAGAAATCTCACCAGAAATAACACCAGCAATAACTTCTTGAAAACCACCACTATCTTTAGTAGTTGCCTCAGGCATGTCATTAGATAATGTTAATGTTGCTGATGTTGTGTGACCTTGAGTAGCTAAAGTGCCACCATCATCAATTACTTTTAGAATTAAATTTGTTCCATTAAATACACCAGTTGTAGCCATTTATTATGATTTT